ACATCGAGTTTGAAGGGATAATGCTTGGCGGAAAGTTTCATCCATATAACCAGATAACGACGCTTATAATTGACAGTAAATATTACATAGGCGGGCCGGAGGTGGAAGGATGACACTTGACGAGTTTGTTAAAACAGCGAACCTGCGCGGATTGGCGAGCAAGGAAATCGCGCGGGAGTATGGCAAAGGCCGCACCGAGTTCACCGAGGACGACCTCGAAGCGGTTTATCGGTATCAAAACGGCGTGTATGCCGGGGAGCAAAGCGGAAGCCGGGAGGTAGCATGAATCAACCGCGCGATGCGCCACATCGCTCAACCTGAAAGGACTGTAATATTGACGGATGTTTTGCTATACAAGGGCGATTGCCTTGAGGAAATGGAAAAGATACCAGACGGCAGTGTTGACCTTGTGCTGACTGACCCTCCTTATGGGACAACGGCGTGCAAGTGGGACAGCGTGATTCCGTTTGAGCCGATGTGGACGCAACTGCATAGGGTTGCGAAGAAAAGCGCGGCGATTGTGTTGTTTGGGAGCGAGCCGTTCTCAAGCGCGTTGAGGATGAGCAATATCAAGCGGTACAAGTACGATTGGGTGTGGAATAAAAAACTTGCTGGAAATGGAATACTGGCGAAACGGCAACCGCTAAAAATCCATGAGAACATTATGGTGTTCAATTCAAGAGTTTACTATCCGCAAATGACACAAGGTAGATTGCGAAAGAAAATGGGGCTATATGAAAGCGAAATAACAGGCGGCGATTCTTATGCAAGCGAAACATTTAACAGCGAGTATTATCCGCAATCAATACAGGATTTCAGCGCGGCTAATATGAGAACAGGCAGATTGCATCCCACCCAAAAGCCTGTCGCATTGCTTGAGTACCTCATCCGCACCTATACGCAACCGGGCGAAACGGTGCTTGACTTCACGATGGGAAGCGGCTCAACAGGCGTTGCTTGCGTGAACACCAACCGTAACTTCATCGGCATTGAACTGGATGCAGGCTATTTCCAAATCGCTGAAAAGCGGATTGCTGACGCTCAAAACAAACCCGAACAAATATCTCTAATCTCGAACGGATAACATCGAATCATATTGGAGGTGGAAGGATGACACGGGAAGAAGCGGGACGCGGTAATGAGTATTTCGGCGTGGACGAGATAGGAGACTGACGTGCTTGAAGCAGGATTTTACAACATGGACTGCATGGACGGCATGGCGCAGTTCCCGGACAAGTTCTTCGAACTGGCGATAGTTGACCCGCCGTATGGGATAGGGATAGGCATAAATCCAGTTAGGCAAATGCACGAAAAGAAAAACTGGGACAGTGCCGTTCCCGATGAAGCGTACTTTGATGAACTGGTGAGGGTATCGCAACATCAAATCATCTGGGGAGGCAACTACTACAACCTTCCTGCAACGCAAAACATTATTGTGTGGGATAAACTGCAACCGCATGATTTTAGTTTGGCGATGTGCGAGTTTGCGTGGTGCAGTATTCAGAAACCCGCCAAGATGTTCAGATACAGCGTACTAACCGAAAGAAATAAAATCCATCCCACCCAGAAGCCCATCGCCCTCTACCGTTGGTTACTGGCCAACTACGCCAAGCCCGGTGACAAGATACTTGATACCCACGTCGGGAGCGCATCAAGTCTGATTGCCTGCCACCAAATGGGCTTTGAATACTGGGGCTTTGAGCTGGACGCTGACTACTACAACGCCGCAACAGAACGGCTGAACAAGGTCAAGGCACAGGTGAGCATGACAGAACTAATCGAACAGGTCATACCGGAACAGGTCACGATTGGAGGAGAATATGGACATTGACGGCATCAAGGTCATGGTCACGGGTGACCCCTACCCCGGTGACAACGCTGACAGAATGAGGAGGGCACAGGGATGAAACTTGGCAGTTTATTCGACGGTTCGGGCGGCTTCCCGCTGGCTGGGGCAATACACGGAATTACGCCAGTGTGGGCATCAGAGATAGAGCCGTACCCAATCAAAGTAACTAAGGCGCGTTTCCCCGGCATGAAGCACCTTGGCAGCGTGCTGGACGTGAATGGCGCGGAAGTAGAGCCTGTTGACATCATCACGTTCGGCAGCCCGTGCCAGGACCTGTCCGTGGCCGGCAAACAGGCTGGGCTACACAAGGGCGAACGGAGCAACTTGTTCTTCGAAGCCATCAGAATAATCAAGGAAATGAGGGAAGCAACCAATGGAAAATATCCAAGAATCGCTGTTTGGGAGAACGTTCCCGGAGCCTACTCAAGCAACAAAGGCGAAGACTTCCGAGCGGTCCTCGAAGCGTTCTGCTCCGTCAAAGATGAAACCGCCGATGTTCCTCGACCTGCGGCAGGTAAGTGGAATCCTGCCGGTGCCATCGTGGGAAATGGATGGTCTGTCGCTTGGCGAACTTTCGACGCTCAATTTTGGGGCGTCCCCCAGCGTCGCAAGAGAATCTACCTTATCGCAGATTTTGGAAGCGAACGCGCCGGAGAAGTACTATTTGAGCCGCAAGGCTTGCCTGGGGATTCTGCGCAGAGCGGAGAGAAGGGGCAAGGCACTGCCGGAGATGCTGAGGGAAGCGTTAGAGGAAGTGGTGGAATCGGAATAAACGGATGTATCGCAGGGACACTTGACGCCAATTACTTTAAGGGGTGCGGGTTAAGACAGGGCGTGGAACGAGAAGTGGTGTGCTACCCCGCCGCATATGCTGAAAGAGGCGCTGGAAGAAGTGGTGTCTATGCCATAAGCGGAAAGCAACAATCTCTTGCGACGTCTGAGTGCTTAGCAAACACACTTGGCGCAAATGACTATAAGGAACCGCAAAGCGTGTGCTATCCCATCGACAGCCACCAGCAGGATAGCCGCTTCAAAGTGTGTGATGACGGCATATCGCCAACATTGCCGGGGCAGATGGGAACGGGCGGGAATAACGGCCCGATGGTGCTGGAAGCCTACACGGCCGGCAATGGACAAATGAACCAACCGTTGCTTAAAGAACAGGCCAGAACACTTGATTGTATGCATGACCAGCAAATTGTCATCAAACCAAGCAAGCCGCCCCGCAAGTACATCATCCGCCGCCTGACCCCGCTTGAATGTTGCAGATTACAAGGCTTCCCGGACTGGTGGGAGGACGGCGTTCAAGGTTCTGACAGCGCGCGGTACAAGATGTGGGGCAACGGAATCGCGCTGCCTAATGCGGCGCATGTGGTGGGCTGCGCCATAAAACTGATACAGGGGCAGGAAAAACAAATTGAGGAGGCTGTGATGGCAAACCAGTGCGTGATTTGCGGGCAGGAGATGCCCGAGGGCGACCAGGTGTGCGGATATTGCAGGAGGCAGCATGGATATTGATGGAATCAGTCCGCGGATGCTTGAATCAGGCTTCTACAACATGGACTGCATGGACGGAATGGCGCAGTTCCCGGACAAGTTCTTTGACTTGTGTCTGACTGACCCGCCCTATGGTGTCAACTTGCCATATAACACTTACAACGACACGGAAGAAAACTGGTACAAGCTGATGACGCGAGCTGTCCCCGAAATGATAAGGGTATCAAAGATGGCAATATTCCCGTCCTGTCAGATAAAGCGGCTTGGATGGTTCTATGCCAACTTCCCGCCAGACTGGATTATGTGTTGGAACAAAGGTTCAACAGGCTGTGCGGGGCATATCGGGTTCAATGATTGGGAACCGTTACTTGTGTATGGAAAGTCAAAGTCTAATCTGTTTATGCACGATGTAATAAACATCACGCCAAACGAAAAAATGGGCAATCACAACCATCCATGCCCCAAACCGTTGTCATGGGCTAAGTGGATTATATCAAGGGCAACAGCAAAGGGCGATAAGGTTATAGACCCATTTACAGGAAGCGGAACATCGGCCATTGCGTGCCACCAACTACAACGCCAGTTCTGGGGCTTCGAACTCGACCCGGACTACTTCAACGCCGCAACCGAACGGCTCAATAAGGTCAAGGCGCAGGTGAGCATGACAGAACTAATCGAACAGGTCATACCGGAACAGGTCATGATTGGAGGAGAATATGGACATTGACGGCATCAAGGTCACGGGTGACCCCTACCCCAGAGAGGTGAACATATGAC